CCCCACCGCCGCTGTCACCGCGCGGGACAGGCTTTGGGTGGCAGCAACAGCTTGAGGCGCAGCGCTGTTGATCGACGCAACGAGGCTTGGCCCCACCACCCCCGCCGCCGCCGCCGTCACCGTGGACACATCCGACAGGGCCGCAGCAAGCCGGTTCGCGTCGTCCACGGCGGTGCCGGTCTTGAACACCCCGGACAGGTCCACTTGCCCGACTTGGGCGGCTGCGGTGGCGATACTCCCCGCGGCGGAAGCGATCGTGTCCCGATGCTCCAGCATGCCCGCTGCAAGCATTAACACGATTTGACGGCCCGCGATGTCTGGGGAACCAGACCCCGACAGGGGGCCTTCTTTCGCAGGAGAGAACGGCAGGAAGTTACGGATGGTGCGGGCGATCGATCCGATCGCGTCACCCACCCGACCAGCGAGATTCAAAATCCCATTGATTATCGATTGGACGATGTTCTTCCCGGCCTGGAACAGGCCGTTCATGAAATCGGAATTGAACACCCCGAAGATGCGGCCGGGGAGGGACAAGAAGAACCCGACAACGCCATTGACGGCGCCCGCCACTCCGTCAACCATGCGTCGGCCGAGGTCGCCAAAGAACCCGAGGACCCGGTTCACCAGATCAGCTACCGTGCCAACAACCCGACTACCAAGATTACCGAAGAACCCCACCACAGTGTTAACGAAATTGATGACCGTGGCACCGGCCCGGCCACCCATGTCCCCAAAGAACCGCACCACGGCACCTACGAGACCACTAACGGCGCCACCAACCCGGCCGCCCATGTCGGTGAAGAACCCGACCACGGAACCCACCAGGCCGGCTACCGCACCACCAACCCGGCCGCCGAGGTCAACGAAGAATCCGACGACCGCGCCGACCAAGCCACTAACAATGCCCGTGACACCAGTTCCGAGATCAGTGAAAAACCCGATGACGCTGGACACCATTCCCGCAACCACGCCACCAACGGAACCCGCAGCGGACGTGATGAATCCCGTGACCGCACTCCACGCCGCGGAGATACGGCCCCCAGCTTGCTCAAAATCAGCCGGGGCGTTCTGAATATCGCGGGTGAGTTTGTCCAGGACCCCACCGAAGTCGAGGGTCAACAGTTTCCCGGCGGTGTCGGCCCCGTCTTGGGCCATGTCCTTGAAGCCCTTGCCGGCGTTGGCTTGCCCCACCGCGAGCAAACCGAGCCCGGCCGCGTAACCAAGAGCTGCGACCCCGGCGACTTTCCACACGCCAGCGAACTTTGTGGACGCGCCCTCGGCGGCTACGGCGGCTTCAGCGGTTTTCGTTTTCACGTTGATCAGCGCGGACGCGAGGTTCGCCAACCCTGATATGGCCGGGCCAAGCCGCCACGCTAAGATGAATGCTTCAATGAGGTGTGTTCCACCGGGAACAGTCTCGATGATGAACCGGATCGTTCCGGTGAGGAACTTCAGATCATCGAGGAAACTGTTCCCAAACGCAGGCTTAGTCGCGAGGTCAATGATAATCGCGACAACGTCTTTCAGAACCGAGCCGAGTTCACGTACCGCGTCTAGCCCGGTCTGGATGAAATCGTGTAGTTTGCCGGTGTCGCGGGCGTTGCGGACGAAATCAGCGGCTCGCTGCGCAGCGTCGGAGAAGCTTTGCGCCAACTGCGGGAGGAACCCGGAACCCACCACAGCCAAATCGGTGAAGATTTGCAGGATCGGCTGAATCGATCCCTTCAAGTTTCCCACCGCGTCAGCGGAGTTCTTGAAGATCACACCCCAGTCGGCGACAGCTTGTTTTGAGGTGACGAACTGGGCGACTTGACCGATCAGACTGTTCAATGCCCCGGCCATCGCCGCGAGCCCAGTGCGCAGCACCGGGAGGTCCACCACGCCCAGCGACCGAACCGAATCACCCAACCCGGCGAACAGGCGCTGCTGCACGTCGAGTTTCAGGTTGGTCCATGCTGGCTGCAACCCGACCACGGCGCGCACGAAGTCCTGCGCTGACGGCGCGAGCTTCCCGAGTTCGGCGTTGAACTTCGACATGGAACCTTGCGCAGTGGCCGCTGACGCCGCCGACGAGGCGATGGCCTGCTGCAACCCCCGTTGCGCGGACACCACGTTTTCTTGCGCTTTAACAATTTGTTCGGCGCCGTTGATCTGTGTGTTCGTCAACGACCGCTGCGCGTCCGCCACCCGCTGCTGGGCGTCCGCGATCCGCTGCGCCCCCGTCAACTGCGCATCCGTCAATGCCTGCTGGGAGTCGACCACTTTCTGCTGCGCGTCAGCGATGGCTTTCTGCCCCGCCACTTGCGTGGTGGTGACCTTCTGCTGCGCGTCCGCGAGGGACTGTTGGGAGTCCTGCAACGCCCGCTGCGAGGCCAGTACCTGGTCCTGCGCGGACACCACCTGCTGCGCACCGTCCACCCCAGCGGCGGCGGCTTTCGCGGAGTCCTCCTGGGACCGCTGGTACGCCAAACTGATCTCGTCGAGGTGCTGTTTGGCCTGGTCCACGGCCAACTGCGCAGCGTCGCGCTGCGCTTGTGTCGCTCCGACGAGGGTGCCGGTGCCGGACACAGACACGGCCTGCAAATTCGCCTGCGCCTGCTGCAATTGAAGGACAGCTTGGCGTTGCGCGAGCGCATTGTCTTTGACCTGATTCGCAAGGTCCTCGATTTGGCGGGATGCGGATTCCCGCGCGTCCGTCAAATTCTGCTGCGCCCGCAGCGCGGACTCCTGCGCCTGCTGCAATTGCTGCTCAGCCCGCGCCTCAGCTTGCAACGCTTGCTGGTTGTTCAGGGACGCGGTTTGGATCGCCTGCGATTCGGCTTGTTTCGCGTTGGTCACATCCCGCGTCGCGGACACAATCGAATTCGCGTTCTGCCGCTCCGCGTCCGCCACACCCTGGATCGCGTTATGCACCGCCTCCTGCGCCGAGATAATCGCCTCCGCGTTGGAGCGCTGCGCGTCAGCGACCGCGCGGGTAGCGTTCCGCACCGCTTCCTGCGCGGAGATAATCGAGTTTGCGGCGGATAGTTGCTGCGCCGCAGCTTGCGCGCTACTTATTCCCGCTTGTTTCGACGCGTCACTGAACGCTTTGAACGTGTCCGACAGACCGGAGGTGCCGACTTTCAACGCCGCGAACGCCGAACCTGCAGCGACCGCACCCGCCGGGATCAGCGCAAGCGCACCACTCAACTGCCCGATACTGCTGAGGATCGGAAGAATGAACGGGGTTAGGTTAGCGAACAACCCGCCACGGAACACTTGCCCCACTGAATCAGCGGCTTGCTTCAACCGCTGCAACGGGCCAACACCACTATCAGCTGCGTTCGCCGCATTCCGCTGCGCGGCCTCCAAACGCAGCGCGCTATTCGTGACATCATCTTGCGCCTGGGTGAGGCGATGACGACTCTGCGTTAACCGATCTTCGGCAGCGATCACCGCGTCACTGGAGCCGCTAGCACGAGCCCGTTCCAACGCGGACTCAGCCGTGGATAACTGATCCGCAGCCCGCGCCGACTCATTACGCGCCGATTGAACCCGTTGCTCGCTAGTAACCACAGCGTCTTGCGCCGCGGTGAGCCTATTCCGGCTCAGAGTCAAACGATCCTCAGCCGCCGAGAGCGCGTCACTAGACCCGCTGGCACGAGCCCGTTCCAACGCCGCTTCCGCAATAGAAACCTGATCCGCCGCCGCCGCCGCCCGATTCCGCGCCGTGACAACCCGCTGCTCACCACTAACAACCGCATCCTCAGCGGCGACCAATCGGTTTCTACTCTGTGTTAACCGCTCTTCCGCCGCCGCGACTACATCCGCGCCGCCCGTGGAACGCGCCCGTTCCAGCGCCGCTTCCGCCGCCGCAACCGCATCAGCAGCGCGCGCCTCATTGTTCCGAGCCGCCACAACACGCGCCGCAGCCTGCTCCACCTTGACGGCCAGCGCATCCGACTGCGCACCGGCCGCCGCCGCTCCACTAACAATCTCGGAGAAGTTGATCCGAGATAGCACAGCTGACGCCCGATTACCCAGATCGGTGAATGCGCTACCCAACCCGCTGACACTCGTGGTCGCCCGGTCAATTTCGCCACGGTCCACATCGGCGGTCACGTGAACCGTGGTGTCGATATGCGCTAGCCCGGCCTCGATCTCTGCGCGTTCCCGCTCTGTGTCCGCGTGCAACCCGACATTAACGTCCGGTTGTGTCGCTTTCAGCTGCTCCCGCAGCTTCGTTAAATCCCCACCAACATTGACATCTAGCGGCTCAAGGTGGGTGCTGGCTACAGCGGCGCGGATCTCTTCCTGAATGCGGGCCGCGTCGATATTTGCTGTGACGTCAATGGAAAACGGGGACGCTGCGGCGAGGGCGGCTCGAATGTCGGCGAGCATCCGCCGCGTGGACGGGGCCAAATCAATCGTGAACGCACCTGACTCCGCTAGCGCGGCGCGGATCTTCTCCCGCAACGCCGTGGTGTCCGGGTTGATCTGCGTGGAGACTGATCCGGCGGAGGCTTCGGCGGCGCGGGCGAATTCCTGCCCGTACCGGCCCCCGGCCGCACGCGCCTCAGCCTCACTATCACCTAAATCAACGGACAACCTGACTGCGGCCTCGCCGATGATCAGCCTAGCGATGGTGGCCACCTCCACCAGCGCACGGAAATAATCGATCGGGACACGGGGACACGATCACGGACAGGATGGTTCAGCCGCGACTACCGCGAGTACGCGACTCAACCCACTGCGGGTGGAAGCCCGTCGAGCATCCAACTCATGGCCGCCTGTTGATCAGGTTCCAAACCCCAGGTGTCCCGCGCGGACCGCGGATTAACGCGCATCAGCGCGTCGTCTAATTGCTTGCGCCATTCCTTAATCTGATCCGTCGGTACATCTATTATCAGGACCGTCAGAACGTCGATAGCCGTTCCTAGCGGGATGTCCTCAGTGACCCCGGCCATGAACAGCTTGCCGCGCACATAAGAGGCAATGTCGGTTCGTGAGGCAGTCAGCGCCGTTAGGGCGACTACCTCCGCGTAGGGCGCTGACCAGCAGCCTCACTTGCAAGCCACTCGAACAGATCCGTCACCTGGTCGATTTCGATCTCCACGTCGTCATCGTGCTGGAGTAGGTGCGCCCAACGGCGGCGTGACGACCCGGCCTCGAACGCGAAGAACTTGGGGAGCTCGTCGGGTGACTGCCGTTTACCGTCGGGGTCAATGAAGTACTCGACTGGCCCGTCAGGGTCAGCACCCTTCTTAGCGGCGACCGGCCCCTGCGTCTTGATCTCAGGCTTCCAGGCCTCGGGCGTGCCGTCCGTATCAACCAGGAGTCGGCGGATCATCCGGTCGAGGTAGGCGAGGGACCTACCGGGGTCGTCGTTCTGGTTCTTGACGATGCCGATCATGTCGCCGTACGAGGTCCGGGGGATCGCCTTGAACTCGTGCGTTTCCTTGATCCCGTTGCGGGCGAAGTCGATGCTGAAGCTGACCACGGGTGCGTCGGCGACGTCCCGTTTAGCCGCGAAGTGCTTGGTGGGGGGCATGCCGCGCAGCCTGACCTAGTGGCGGCTTAACGCGGGAGTCCCGCGAGTACGCGTGTCTTACCGGGCGGCGGTCAGCGCGCGGAGCAGGAAGTTATCAGCCCGTGTCCCAGGATGGGAAACACGGCGGGCAAAGATCACCTTCCCGCCGGACACAAAGCGCAATGCCCGCCGACGGCGGGGCACGATCTGATGCGGACTTGTGCCGTACAGGACAAAGCCCAAATAGGGCGTCAGGCCTTCCCGGCCAGCTATGACATCCCATGATGGCCCAGTAGCGGCTTGGTTGAATTCCCGGCGCACGGTTGACCGCAGCAGGTAAGTGCGGTGCGGTGCCGTCACCGTGGCGCGGGTCAGCACCCGGCGGGCGCGGGCATCTAGATCTTTCCCAACCGGTCCGGCGGGGTCGCGGAACAGGAACCGTAGGGCGGTGTCGTCGGTAGTGGCGCCGAGGAACGTGCCGTGCACCCGCGTGACCATCCGCCCCTCCTACTCGACACTGACGAGTTCGGCGGTGGCGACCCCGGTTGTGGTGACCGTTCCGGCTTCGGCGACGTCCACGGTGGTGAGGGTGCGGGCGGTGGCGACCCCGGTGATGGTGATGTTGGTGGGCCGTGGTGGCCACGGCACGAACACCGTCCTAGACAGGCCTGTGACGGCGACGGTGCCCCGGCCGTTGAGGTTGATCCGTTTGTTGATTGGGGGGACGAAGATGTGGATCAGGATGGTGGTGCTGCCCCCGGTGACCCCGACCCGCCGTGCGGTGGCGCGGGGGTTGAGCCCGAGGCAGGACAGGCCGCGGGCGGGGGCTTGTTTCGCCGGGGTTGATCCGCCCCGAACGCCTACTGTGCTGGTACCCGCTGCGGGGGCTGTTTTCGATGCCGTGCCGCGCGCGACCGTCCCGAGGGCGATGGTGCCGGTGGGGGTGGCGGTTTTGCGTCCCGCGCCGTAGCAGCTCACCCCGACACTGGTGACACCGGAGACGGCGTGGGTGGGTGTCCCGGAGAAGGTGGCGCTGATCCCGACGGGGGCGGCACCCGTGGTGGTCGCGACCTTGGCTGCTGCGCTGGTCGTGGATGCGCCGAGGCTGGCGGTACCGGTCACTGCGGCGGTTCTGACTGCGGTCCCGGTGGTGGCGACCCCGGTGGGTGCGGTGCCGGTGGGCGCGGCGAGCTTGACGACCACACTGGCGACGGCCACAGCCAGCGGGGTGGCGCCAGCGCGGGGTGCAACGTGCTGCTCAGTCCCCGTGCCGACGGTGACGATTGGGCCGGTACCGGCCTGCGGGGCTAGTTTCGCCCCGATGCCTGTAGCGGCGGCACTGAGGGCGGTGGTGCCTGTTTGGGTGGCGACCCGGCTCAGCGATCCGGTGAGCGTGACCCCGAGGGCGCAGGTGCCTTTGACGGCGTGGGTGGAGACCTCGGACCGGGAACCGGACAACCCGACACTGACAGCGCCGGCTTGCGGGACAAGCTTGCCACCTGCACCGGACGCGACTACGCCCACCGCTACGGTGCCGACGGCGGTGACGGTCTTCTGTTCCCCAGTCACCGTCGCTGTTACGCCGAGCGCGGCGGTTGCGTGGGGGGTGGCGACCTTGACCACCGTTGCGGCACCAGCAACCCCAACAGGGGCTGTACCGGCTTGCGGGGCGACCTTACGTTCTGTTGCCGTCCCGACTAAACCGGCAGCGGTCGCGGCGAGTTGGGTGGCGATCCGCCGAAGCACGCCGGCGGCTGTGAGGCCTACGTCAGCCGCACCCACCCCGTGCGCGACTTTGACCGGGGTGCTGGACCCTGCCGCGCCCAGTTGCGCCACACCGGCCTGCGGGGCGACCTTCCGCGCGACACCCGTAGCGGAGACCCCTACGGACGCGGTTCCACCGGTGGGCGCAGCCTTGACGGCCGTCCCCCACGCGACCAACCCCACCGAGGCGGTACCAACACCACCGGTCGCGATGCGACCCTCAACGCCAGCCGCCGCGACACCCAAAAGGCCCGCGCCGGTTGGTTTCGCCGCTTTCGCCGGCACACCAGACCCGGAGACCACGACCGCGCCAGTACCCTGCGACGGCGCGACTTTCCGGCCAGTCCCGGATGCGGCAACACCAACCGTGACACGACCCGCGACCGCAGCAACCCGCACCGCACGACCGGTGGCGGCGACACCAACGGTGCCCGTGGACAGCTGCCCAGCGACCTTCTTCGCTGTACCCGTACCCGCAACCCCGACCGCAGCAGTGCCGCGTGACGTGCGGACCGTGACAACCGCCGCACTAGACCCAGCGGCCCCTATCCCGCACCGGCCACCCTCCACGGCGACCTTGCGAGGCAACCCAGTGGCAGTGAAACCGGCCGCGCTGCGACCAGACTCCGCCCGCGTGGCGTGGACCGCGAGCGCGACAGTGTCATCACCGTCATCAACCCGGACAAGGTTCGGGAAGGCGACGTTGATACGCAGGATCGCCACCCCACGCCCCCTTTAGTTAGGCGTAGGTCTCACCAGAAATGGTCACCGTCAACGCCGACGATGTGCCCTGGGCTACGGCAATGAAATCACCAGCGTTCATAAAAATAGCCGAATCCAGAGAGATCGTGTTCTTAGCGGCGATCGGATACGCACTAAAAATCTGGTTCGCGGCGGACGCGGTCCCCCCGGACGGCGTGACCGATACTGTGAGAGTAGCGCTAGACGTGGTGGTGTTCGTGACCACAATCGACGCAATCTTAGTGGTCGTTGAGGCCGGGACCGTGTACGCCGTAGCGAACGAGGTACCGGGCTGCCCCTGATACAGGCTGATCCGGTTGATCGTTACCGCGTTGACGAGGTTCACAGCCACCGCAGATCACCCCTCACGCGAAATTCCTACCGAACACCTGGAAACCGGAATCCGCCGCAAACGTCACCGAGCCACCAGACGACCGTAGCTCTACTGACGTAATCTGCGCGGACGTATTAACCCACTCAAAGTTCCCCCCCAAAACTAGGCCAGGCTGCGTGCCGCTAGCGGACCCAATGCCAGTTGCCACCGCAGGAATCCCTATCTTCGCGGTTCCTAGCCGGTTATTGACAACCGCAGTTATCACCTGCGAAGTTGACACGGCAAGCGGGGTGAGCGGCACAGACGTACCAGATGCCGTAGGTGTATTGACCAACGTTGTGCTAGTTCCTGTCGCAACGCTGATATACCGGGCGCGGTAGTTAGTCCCCGTATCCCCATTGAACCGCAAATTAGGGGTATCTGTCGCTGCGGACATACTTACAATGCGGACCACGATCATCAGTTCGTCGAACGCGGACACCGTGATCGCACCGCTAGTTTGCAGCGCGGAGCCGGCCTTCCAGAACCCGGCCAGCTGCCACCCGCCACCGATCCACGTCCCCGGCGTCCCCCCCGACGTGCACAGATGCAGCCCACCAACCGAGTCGATGATCGCATCATTCGTCGACCACGTATTCGACGTCGGTATACCCGGCGTGGTTTGCCGACCCATCAAACGAACATCGGAAAGGCTATTCGCCGGGTTCAACACCCCAAACTGCACAGCATTAATTTGCAACTGGCTTGAGGTGGCCTTAAGGTTATAGACACCGCCCCCGGCGTTCCAAATGTTGAACGTGGTATTGATGTCCCCGCTGAGCAGAGAAAACTCAGACCGGTTAAACGCGTCCTTCTGAACATCAATACCATTGATGACGGACAGTTTCCCCTGGTTACTGATCCCGCCGAGCCGTGTGCCGGTCTCGTCTTGCCACTGCATCAGCTCCTGGACCTGGTTCGACGAGAAGCGTTTCACGATCAGCCCGATCGTGCTGTCACTTTTCATCGTAACCGTGGCGCTGGACTTAGCGTTGATTCCACCATCGGACCCCACCGACGCCAGCACAGTACCGGACTCGTCCTGCCACTCCTGCAAATTCGCCGACCCGGACGACGACGAGCGCTGCACGATGAAACCAACTACAGCGTCAGCGGCCTGCTTGACGAGACTGACCCACCCCGGCCAGATAGCCATCACACCCCCAGCACAGGATCGGACGGCTATCGGTTAAGCTTATGACTAACTAATACCATGATCACATTGCATTTGCATCAAGCACAAGTGCACTAGCCGCCACAGTAATCTGACCCTGCGCAGCGAACACCTCAGGAACAACTCGCTGGTAAAAGCCTGTGCCGGTTCCCAGCGCGGACAACGATACCGCGCTACCACCCGACGTCGTGGACACCTGGAACGTGTTCGTCGCCGCGCCCACCACAAAATAGATCGTCCCCGTCGAAACACCCGTCGGCAACGTCCCACCAAATGCCGGGTACAACATCACCCGGTCCCCAGTCGACATCCCATGACCGTCGGACAAAAACTGGTTATTCGCCAGAGTCGGGTCAGTGTCGAAAAACCCCTTAATCGCGGACGCGCCACCAAAAGGGATATGACCCCAATATGTGTTGGTGTTGCCGGTGCTCGCTGACCACAAAGTGAAAAAACCACATGATCCACTTGGGACGTCGAAGGTCAGGGAGCCGCTGTTAGTCTTCTGTCCTGCCGAGCCAGCGGACCAGGTGACTGCCTGCCGGGCGTACGCGGGGGAACCACCGGTAACTTCCCCGGAGTTTGCGTTAGTGCTAGTTCCAGGATCCGTCAAGGTGTGTATTCCAATATGCGTTATACCGACGCTAGGTGCAGCGGAGGTTTCGTCCAGCGAATCGAGCATTTGATTCTTTGCACGAGAGTTGAACGGCATCTTAACGCAACCTCACTTCGTTTTCCTGATGTACACTCGGGGCATGACGGAAGAATGGCGACCCGTGGTTGGTCACGAGGGCTTCTACGAGGTCTCAGATCAAGGTCGAGTGCGGTCCCTAGATCGAATCATTCAGGGGCGACTTGTACGCCCGCATCGAGTGAAAGGCCGGGTTCTCAAAGCGTCACCAACGAACGGGCGCCCGATGGTCCACTTGTGCGAGAACGGAACGAAAACGGGCCGTCAGGTTGGGCCTCTAGTATTAGAGGCATTCGTCGGACAAAAGCCGCCTGGTCAGCAGTGTTGTCACTGGGATGACGACCCAACTAACAACCGACTTGAGAACCTGAGGTGGGGGACGCCAATACAGAACGCCGCTGATCGACTACGCAACGCCCGAGGGCAAGCGTCGAAAACTAAGTGCCCGCGGAATCACGACCTGTTCCCGCCGAATCTAATTAAGCGCAATGCACGCGGATGCTTGGCTTGCAGCAGTGCCAACAAGTGGCGGATACGACACGGTCTATCTCTGGATGACCCTCGGTGGTTAGCGGAAGCGGACCGCAGATATGCGGAGATCATGGCGGGGACATCGCCGATCGCGTACAACAAGCGAACTAAGTGCCCGCGTGACCATGACCTGAAACCACCCAACCTTGTTACAACCGCGACCGTGCGACTATGTCTCGCGTGCAGGCGGACTCGGAACTGGGGCTATAGCCGCAGTATCCCGAACTCAGATCCGCGCTGGAAAGCGGAGGCCGATCAATGGTACGCGGCGATAATGACCGGCGATAAGCGGATAGTGATAAAGAGGGCGAGGGAGGTCAGCGCACGGCGAACTAAAACGATCTGCAAGCGGGGGCATAAGCTGTCTGGTCCGAACGCCTTCCAGCAGAAGCGTGGTAAGGGCTGCAAGGCGTGCGCGCTGACGAGATCATGGGCGCACTACTACGGGATCCCGTCAGCCGATCCCCGTTGGCTCGCGGAGGCTAACCGCCGCTACAGCGAGATCATGGGCGCTGCGGCTTAGGGTGTGACCGCTTCGGGGTTGAGTGAGACTGGTGTGTCGATGATTCGTTCGACGCGTCCGGTGATGGGTTCGGTGATTTCCGCCTGCAATATCCCAGCGGCCCATGCCCAGGCGGCGGACATCGCGGGGGTGATAATCAATGTGAGGGTGGTGCCGCCAACACTGGCGGTGCCTTGCGTTCCGGTGGGGGTGGTGGACCATTCCGCAACAACCGGGCCGAAAACATCTCGGCGGCGGATGACGGCGTGCACTCCCCACCCGGTCACATCAAGCGGGTTACCGTTGCCGTCGACGATGTTGGAGGCGACGATTTGCCGGGTGGCACCTTGAGTGATGACCAGCGCGTCGTTATTGAAGAAGCAGGCGCACGTCACGGCAACCCCCAATCCCGCTATCGCGAAAAGTGAAAAAGGGGGTTAGGCGAGGTTGCCGGCGGACACGGCGATCGATCCGGCGCAGGCGGCCATCCCGCCTTCGGGGCCGAGGATTTCCACCGCACCCGGCTGCACCGACCCCAGGCCGGCCAGTGCGGCGCTAACGGTGGTGCAGGCTTCGACGAGGGCTTGGGACAACAGGCCAGCGTCGCGCATCAGAGCAAGCCCAGCGGTGGTAATAACGGCAGGGTCGGGGGGGTTGGTGCCGTCCTGGGATTCCGGTACGCACCGCACCAGCTGCACCTCGAACACGGCATGCCGGATACCGGATGCGGATATGGGGTTACCGGTTCTCTGCGCGAACGCCGGCTCGGTGGGGGCAGAACCCAACCCGATGCCGGACATGGCCACATAAAGCTGCTCAGCGTCCCACGCTATGAGGCGGGGGTTGCCGGGGGCGATGAACTGCCGACGCGGCAACGACACCAGGGGCGCGGTTTTGAAATGCGCGACAACGGACGTGAGGATTTTCTGGGCGATGTCCGCGACGGCTAACCCCTGGCCGGCGGACACTTATGCCCCAGTGGCGAGGCGTAGCCGCTCCGCTAAATCAGCCTTAGTGCCGTAGGTGGCGACACCGTGCTGCTCAGCGAGCTGCACGAGCGCGGCCCTGGTCAGGTCCTCAAGCTCACTGGCACCCGCCCACGCGGTTTCCTGCCTGGGCGCTGGGACTGGCGCGGGCGTCGGTTCCGGGGCGCGAGCAGCCACGTGCGGGGCGTACGGATCATGCGCCCTTCGATCAATCACCGCTAAACCCCGCTTTCCATCTCGTGTAAAGTTGGATATTAAGGACCCCGGCGGTGCGCTTAACACCCCGGGGCATGGCCAACCTGGACGAGAGGTTGACAGTGGCTAAGGGTACATGCTCGGTTGAGTCGTGCGACAAATCCGTAAGGGCTCGTGGCTGGTGCAGATCGCATTACGACCGCTGGCGCGCAATGGGGTTGCCGGATGCTGAGAGCATCGCAGCCAGGGAGCGATCGTGGTCTCTACTCTCAGAGCAATGGTTGCCAGTAGTAGGTCATCCGGGCTACGAAGTATCCGATTACGGGCGAGTCCGTAGCCTAGATCGTATCACCCATTGTTCCAACGGGGTGGATCGACAGTGCCGAGGACAGATATTGAAACCGATGATTCCAGCAGGTTACGCTCGTGTTCGCTTGGGCAGGAAGTGGCGCTCTGTTCATCACCTTGTGCTGGAGGCATTCATCGGACCATGCCCTTCGGGATACCAATGCTGCCACGACAACGGGGATTCAACCGACAATAGGTTATTTAACCTGAGATGGGACACGGTCAGCGCGAATCAATTTGATAGGGTACGCCATGGCACACACCAAGAGGCGGCTAAGACTCACTGTCGCCGAGGCCATCCGTTAGAAGCCCCGAACTTAGGCGCATCTGAATTGCGGAACGGCAAGCGGATATGTTTGGCGTGTCGACGAACCCATTCACTGATTTTGCAGCGCAAAGCAAAGGGCCAACCGGTGCCCGACTTTAAGTCGCTATCCGACGCATACTATTTAGAGATAGTTAACGGATCGAAAGTGTCAAGACGTGTCGCTCAACGTCTAGAGGCTATCGGCAAATCTGGTGACCAACACCTAGCTTCCTGAGTGCGCGCTTTGGGGTTCACGCTCCGTAACCACGCGTCCACGCTGAATAAGCCAGTTAAGCCACCGTCGAGCATTTTGAAATCATCAAGTGCTGCAAACGAAAGTGCCTGCCGCGTGACTGACTGGATGCGTTTAGGTAGCTGGCAGGCCTGGTCCGGGTTCGGTGATGCTGCGCGCCCGAGTTCTGCGGCGAGGGTGATGCACGCGACCCGGCCCCCATCCGGCGGTGGCCTACCAAATGTGTAGGTCACGCTGGTCCTGTCGCCGCAGACCGGCCACGTCAACCCGTCCGTCCGCGCCAACCATGAGCCGTCTAAGGCCCACCCGGTGAACGGTGCCCCGTCCAGCAGCACTTCTGTCACGGAGGTGACGTCGGAGCGGGGTAACCGCACGGCGGCGGGTTCGAAGTGGCGGCGGAATCCGGCGATGGTCCACGGGTTGGCTGACCAGATGGGTAGGAAGTTGGTGTCAACGCCGAGGTAGCAGCCGCAACGCCCCCAGCTGCGCTCATATGGCCATCCGGGTTCCCCGGCACGGGGTGGTGCCGCTCGTAGGGCCACTGTCTCCGTTTGCGGGGTGCGCCACCGCCTTTGCGTCGCGCTCCAGAGAATGTCTGTGGCGAGAGTGAGGTAGGCGCACCAGTCAGCCTCGGAATGCAGTTCCTGCACCGGTATGGGCAGATCCGCATAATCTGCCCACGCGGCGCAGGGAACCGGTGTAGACATCAGCTGACGGTGAAGAAGCCCGGCGTTAATGTCGGAATAGAAGCGACGCGCGCGAACTGCCACACTCGATTCGTCGGAAACGTGATGTCCGACGAGGGGCCATCACCGAAGCCCTCATTCTCCTGCAAGGTGCCCTGCAACTTCGGGGTGAGCGCGTTGGCCTCTTCCAGGGTGAAGTCCGCGGATGGGGTGAGGCGGGCGCGGGGGGCGACCCACTGGAAGTACGGCAGGCTCGCGGGGAACGCGTTGTTCTGCACACCGCGGCCCCACGCTTCGATCGCGACACCGTTGGGGGTGGGGTCGACGTTCACGGCGGGGGCTTGGTAGCCGATGGTGGTGGTGCCGACCACGCCGGGGGTGGTGGTGGTGACCGCGACAGCGGGGCTGGTGCCGCCGGTGAAGCTGCCGGTGGCGGTCATCTGCGCCACATCCGACGACGCGTACGCGCCAGCGAAGGTGACGGTGACCGCGGTGGTGGGCAGGGGGCCACCGGAGGTGGTGACGTCCCCGACGGCGATGTTCGTCAACGCTTCCAGCGCGGTCTTCACCGCCGTGGCGGCGGCGTTGTAGGCGATCGCCGCGGTCGTCTGCCCGTTAAGCGTCAAAGTGAAGCTTCCGCCTGTAGGAGTGCCCGTCACGGTGATGGTCTGGACCTCGTTGGTGCCGCCGGTGGAGATCACGTGGCCGCCGCAGCAGAACTCCAGGATGTGCGGGTCGGGGGTGCACACCGTGAGCTCGCCGATGGTCCCGGCCTGAAGTGAGGGCGGGGGCTGGTAGTAGACGCAGGTGATGCCTTGGCCGTTGTTTTGGGTGACGGCGTTGGGGTTGGAGTAGGTCAGGCCGAAGGTGATACGGACGAGGGCGTCGGTGACGTATCCGTTGTTCGCGCCGACGATGGGGGTGCCGTCGGCGGCGAGTTTCGTTAAGCGGAGCCCGAGTGCGAACAGTGAGCCCGCGCCATCGTAGGCCATGACTTACTCCTTAAATCGTGATCTCGCTAGCGAGGTGCACACACGGGTCGAAAGTTGCTGCGAACAGGCGGGTGGCCCAGACGGTGCGGGTGTTGACGTCGCGGTCGACGTTCCACGCGTCGTTTTCCTCAACATCAAGAGGGGTCATGAGGACCGCGACGGGGGAGGTGGCGTAGATCCACGCGGTGGCACCCACGGCTTGCGCGGCAGGCCCGGTGCCGGGATAACCCGCGTCGGCCACGACCACGTTCCCCGCGAGAGTCACCAACATGTCGCCGACCGGGCGGAGGTATCCGCTGTCCGCGAACTGGGGCAGCAGCAGCGGGGGGACGTGGATGAACACCTGCTGCCCGTGGCTGGCTTCGAGCGCGGCCTGCTCCAGCGCACCCAAACCAATCAGCGGGGTAGCGCCACCGGTGCCGACGATCGTGGCGTCCGCCGACGCCAGGTGGGCGTTGGTGTTAGACCCGCCGGTCAGTGGCAGGGGGTAGGGGTCGGCGGTGGTCATCGCCCCGTCCCACAACTCCCGAGCTACCGCGAACGGGGTCTGGGCCTCCGCGACCCGCTTAACCCGGTCATAGTCGACGGGGCCGTTGAGGGTGGAGCACTCGTCCGCGATCCGCAAACCCACCGGACGGTGATACGCCGCGCCAGGCCGCGGGTGGTCGTAGGTGACGGTGGGTGCGTCGCACCACGGCACCAGCTGATACGTGGATGCGCAGCGCTCGGGGATCCACGCGAGCCCCGATTCCCACCGGGGGATGTCCGGGCGCACCGCCGACGCCACCAACCCTGCGGAAAGTGGCGCGGCGGGTACACCGGGGACGTTGGTGAACACCGTGGATCAGCTCAGTCGTTGAACCCGGACGCGGCGGCAGTGCCCGACGTCTCACCTGTGGGCTGAACCGTCATGACGAGGCGGAGGGATTCGATGCCCCTGTTCGCGGTGCCCTCGAAGGTCTCCATGAACTGCCGGTACCGGTTCCGGTCATTCAACGTCGAATCCCGCACCAGACCCAGATCAAGCGAACCACCGTCCAAGAAGAGCCACGTCCCCGTCGTGAACAGCAGCGCATCGATCTGGTCTGGGAACCCAGGCACCGCGCTACCAGCGGCGGCATCCGCGTAGGTCTGCGACGCGATGGACACCCCGTTGACGGTGATCGCCCCGCCACCACTCGTGGTCGTGGTTACCGCGATCGCCGGGGAGCTACCGCCGGTGAACGACCCGGTGGAGGTCATCTGGGCGACGTTCGCGCCCTGGAACTGCCCACCGGAATCGCCGGAGTCGAACGTGACGGTGTAGGGGGTGCCAGGGCCGGGGCCACCAGCCACCACCACATCACCCACATTGACGTTGCTCAACGCTTCGAGAGCGGTTTGCACGGTGGCCGCTGTCGCGTTGTACGCGATGGCCGAGGTGGTTTGCCCGGAGAAGGTGAGGGTGAACGTGCCACCCGTCGGCGTCCCCGTAATCGTCACCGTCTGGACCTCGTTGGTGCCCGTCGGCCCGTCCAAGTGCCACACCGGGTTCACATTCCGGGTGCCGAACCAGTTAGCGATCTGCTGATCCGACACCGCCAGTGCTGCAATCCAGTCCCCTGCGGCGATCTGCCGGGCGATGTCCGCCCGCATGAGGGACTTCACCCACGCCGGGACGATGCACGTCAGCGGCAAGCTGTCGTCCAAGCGGTGACGGTTGCGGTAGTACGCGATCGCTTTGTCGAAGTTCACGAGAATGTCGCGAGTGGCACCGATGTTCTTAGACGCCGACAGCACCTTCGACCCGGCGGCAATCGCCGCGAGTAGCTGGTTCTCCGCGAGCCGGGTGTGCGCGATCATCCCCTTTTGCACGTTCGCCGCGGTGACCTCAGGGTCGAACCGGGTGGAGATGTTGGAGAACTCCAAGCACAGGTAGATCGCTTCGATGACCGCGTCCACGATGCCGGGGCAATCCACCACATAGCAGCCCTTGGACCCGACCGGGTCGGCCGCATCGTCATCGACGGTCCACACACCCGCGCCATAAACAGCGGCAGCAGCGGACTCGTTCGGCCGGTACTGAATCCCGCCGCGATCCACGTTGAACCGGGCCAACGCGTCCCTGACGGGGCGCGCGGTGGACCCGATGACCTCAACGTCATACAAGGTCTGCAACGGGGCGCACAGTCCACCGGCGGCGACCAGCGCGCGGGGCGCGGTCACTGCCTCGATCTTGTCGAAGTTTGATTGGGTGTCCGCGTCATTACCAGTCAGGGTGCGGCTCTCGGGATACTGGAAGTCCACCCGCGCCACGTACTGCCGGCCGTTGCCAGCGTTGCTGTTGCCGCTACGCAAGCGGTCAGCGAACAACTTGCCGAGGTCACTAGTGGAGCCGAGTACCTGCCCGTGCTGCCGGGAACCGTCCGACCCTGCGGCGTGCACCTTCAACGTCACCGCGTCACCCGACGGTGCGGGTGCTGGGGTGGGGGAGTGCTGTCCGATTCGCCCGGCGGCCCGACCAGCAGGCTTGTCCTCCGCGGCCGGCTTGTCGGCCGGTGGCTGCTGCGGGGTGAAGCCCTGCTTGAGCACATCCGTCAACGCGGCCAGAGACGCGGCCACAGCCTGAAGGTCAGGTGCCTCGGCCTGCGTCTCCACCGGGGCGTCACCGGACTCTGCCGGGGCGGCCTGCTCCCCAGCGGATTCAGCCGCAGGTGCTTGCTCAGCTGGCGCATCGGCCGGGGCCGGGGCCTCCGGTTCGGCATCAAGCTCATCCAGCAATCCCGACGCCTCACTAGCAAGCTGCGCAGCAGCCTCCGCACGAGTGGCCTGCTCCGCGACCACGGCCTCGCGGACGCCCTTCAGCTCCCGCAACGTCGCAATAACATCCTGGTTCGGCGTCGCTTTACGCTGCTCCGCCACCTGCCCACGGATCTCATCCATCGCCTGCGCAAGCTGCTCATCCGACACGCTTGTGGCGTCGGATTTCAGCTGCTCAAGAAGCGACCTGAGCTCATCAAACGACATACCAAACCGGCCTCTCCGGTGAAAGGAAGGAAGTGCTACTGGGGTCACCGGCTAGGCCGAACAAACGCCGAGCGCTAGGCGCATCAGGCGCGTCCCCTACTGGGCACGGATGCTAGAACCGATCGTTTACAGATGGCAAGAAAAGACGCGTGTCTGAATACGCGGCGCGTTCCCTACCGCTTCTCGGCTTCCTTGATAGCGCGCTCAGCGGGCGCCTTCCCAGGAACCGCGCCAGTCGCCTCCTTGTGCAGCGTGGCGCACATCCCGGCCCGCATCCGCTCCGGGATACCATGATGCGCGGCTTCCAGCTCGCAACGTTTGAAATCGCCGGGCGAGCCCCACATGATCTTCGCGGCGGCCTTCCCGTGTAAATACGACTCACGCAGCTGCGGCGGCATCCGACCAATGTCAAACGCCGCATCGCTCTCCAACTCCGCGATCAGCGTGGCCACTTCCTGCGGTGTGTCATCCACCTGCGCGAGCAGGGACCGGATCACCGCGTGCGTGTCATCCAACTCAGACACCAGTGCCGCGAACTCAGCAGCGTTACGGCGGTCCTGTTCCCGCTGATCCAAGCGTGCAGCCAACACGTCGGCGAGAGTGTTGTAGTCGATGGCCGTGCCGCCGTTGGGGATGGTGGTTCCGGGGTGGAGCGCGCCGGCGGCGACGAGCGCTAACGGCTGCCCGGACGCGACGCGGGCACGGGGCACGGCAAAGCCTGGAGTCGGCACTGAGATGGCAGCAACCATTTCAAGCCCAGACCCGATGCGCCGCCAGTCCCCAGAAAGCCCGCAGGAACGCAGTTTGTGCAGCTTGATCTCGTCAATTCCGGGTACGACGGCACCAGCGATCCAGATGCCGTGCTCATCCTCGCCCGCGCACACGTCCGCGACGAGGCTGCCCGTGTTGTCATAGTGCGCGGCAGCTGACCGGTAGTCGGCGTCCAATCCAGCGTGCCCTGTATCAAGCGCGATGTGCCCTACTGGGATGGTGACAGCCTCGCCATCGTCACCGATAACTCTCACGCCAGCTGTGTGGAAGTGCGCGTAATCCGTCCGCGACCGCGGGGGGCTGACATGGCTGTTGGGGTATCCGATGTGACGTGATTCCCAAGCGGCCACGTGGCCGTACACCCGGCCGTCGTCCGTGACGACCGGGGGGATAGTTGGGCGGTCGAGCCCAGGATCGCGGAACCATTCGATGGGTGGCAGTTCTAGCGCGCCCGCAGCGGTCATGGAACCCGACTTCCACTCATCCGGGATCCGGTCCTCCAACCCGAGTCGCTTAGCCTGCCGGATAATGTGCTTGCGTGCCGCCGCTGGGTCTTTCGCGCGGCCAACGTCACGTATCGCGTTATCGAGGTCGTCCCCGTTGTTAATGGGGAAGCTCTCATCCGGGAGAGTGTGACCCTTCTTATGCGCCTCTGCGCGCGCCTCGGCGGACACCGCACCGGATTTCGT